TGCGGCAACGAAATCAGCATTCTGTTCAATTTCCTCGGTGCGCCGAATGGCGAGTTTACCCCGGTTGGCCTGGCCTACACGGTGACGCCGATGGCGGGGGGCGCGGTCAATCCGACGTTGACCACCGCGCTGGGTAATCTTGGTACCACGACCTTCGATTTCATCGTCAGCCCGTACACCGACACCACGTCGATGAACGCGGTCCAGCAGCTGCTGAACGACCAGACCGGTCGCTGGAGCTGGCTGCAGCAACTGTATGGTCATTCGTTTATGGCCTACGCCGGCACGTTCGCGTCGCAGACCACGCTGGGCGTGACGCGTAACAACCAGCACGAATCGATCATGGGTTTCTACGGCAGCCCGACGCCGAGCTGGCTGTGGGCCTCGGCAATCTCCGGTCAAGCCGCTGTCAGCGTACGCGCCGACCCGGGTATGCCGCTGCAATACCTGCCGCTGCGTGGTGTATTGGCGCCGCCGTTGCAATCGCAGTACCTGCCGAGCCAACGCGAAACGCTTCTTTACGACGGCATTGCGACGTTCCTCGTGCAGCAAGACGGGACGGTGCAGATCGAAAACCTGATTACCACCTATCAGGAAAACGCTCAGGGCGTGCCGGATGACAGTTATCTGGAAATCGAAACCATGTTCCAGCTGATGCTGGAAATTCGCACGCTCAATTCAATGCTGTCGACCAAGTTTGGCCGCTGCAAGCTGGCCAGCAATGAATCTCGACCGGGCCCCAATTCCGGCCTGGTGACGCCGAATACCATTCGCGCCGAAATCATTGCGCTGTACCAAGAACGCGAGGATGCCGGCTATGTACAAAACGCCGTGGAGTTTGCGGCGGCCCTGGTGGTGCAACAAAACACTGTGAATCCGAATCGGGTCGACATTTTGTGGCCCGGCACACCGGTCAACCAAATGCGCACCTTCGCCAACCTCATCCAGTTCCGACTGAGTTAATCCCAAACCCATACCAACAAAAAACCGCCTTCGGGCGGTTTTTTGCATTCTGGAGACTCCGCAATGGGCGCAAGCGCACTTGCTGGTACCGCGTCGCTATCGATCGATGGAACGACTTACCTGATCGCTGGCGATTTTAAATATTCTCCGTCCACCGTCAAACGAGAAACCCTGTCGGGTATGGACGGGGTGCACGGCTTCAAAGAGACCAAAATTCCGGGCTCAATCTCTATGTCGCTCCGTGATACTGGCGGCCTGACCGTTGCTGACATCAACGGCATGACCAATAGCACTATCGTGGCCACCCTGGCCAACGGCAAAACCATCATCGGTCGCAACATGTGGTCGGTCGAATCGCAAGAGGTCGACTCGACCGAGGCGAAATTCGACGCCAAGTTTGAAGGCCCATCTGTTACTGAACAAACTGCGAGTTAACCATGCCTGAAGTCAACAACATCACCGCACGCCTGCTTATTGTCTCCGACGACGGCTTGACCGCCACATTGCCACTGCGTAAACCCATCACGTTCGGCGAAGAAACCACGACCAGCCTGTCACTGCGTGAGCCGACCGCCGGGGAGCTGGAGAGCGCGCAAGCCAGCGCATCCAGCAACATGGGCACGTCTATTTCGTTGATTGCGATTACTTCGGGCATCGCGCGTCCGGTCGCCGCAAAGCTGTGCTCGCGCGACTTCCAGGAGGCGAGTGAGTACCTGGGAAATTTTACCCTGGAGGATGTGACGCCTGGCGTAGCGCCGTCGCCGACGTAACCCACTTCTTCCGGTGGGGGCCGCACGATGCCTGGAGTTTGCCGCTAAGCCGGCTGCTCTGGTGGTATCAAGAGGCGCTGCGGATTAAACAAGGGATGAGCTGATGGCCGCCAATAATTTCCAGATCACGATTTCCGCGGTCGACAAAGCCACGGCCATCATGAACAAGATCGATGCCAAACTGGAGAAGATGACGCGTCCGGTCAAGCAACTGGGCTCGTCATTCTCCGCGCTGGGTAAAACTTCTGGCCTGTCGAATGTCGGCAAAGAGCTGGGCAAGATCAAAGATGCAGCCGGCGATGTCGCGTCGAAGGTGGCATCGATTCTGCCGCCACTGGCCGCTGTCGCCGGCGTCGCGTCCATCGCCGGCATTGCCGAGATGGC